AAATCTACCAGTTTCAGAATTACGTTTGACGTAACGTTTTGTTTTAGGATTTTTAACTTGAGAACGACTTTTCACCGCACCTTTGCGGCGTCCGTCCTTTGGTGGGTTCTTAGCCATAGGCAACACCTCCCTTCTTAAAGGGATAACAACATTATACAACAGAAAGGAGTGTCACCAATGAACAAATCATTCTTAATCGCATTACTAACGTGGATAGTCTTATCACTATTCTTAACAATAGCTGGCATTGAGTTTATCCGTTCAGTAGGAGTAGCAGCAACTATTAGCTTAATAGCGCTAGTATTCTTCGAATACATCTACTTCGACAACGAAAAAAAGACTGAATGCTAACGGCAATTAGCAAACAGTCGCTCACGAAATATAACTAACTTAAATATACGAAATATAACGGAGGTAGTCAACTATGAATAAAACAGAAGAAAAATTATTAGGACTACTCAAAATTGCATGGCAAAACGAATGGCGACTTAAATCTCAACTAGCTGAACGTGATGAAGAATTAGAGCATCAACGACGAATTATGCAATCAGAAATCAATATGTATAAAGAGCAAAAAGAAATGTACAAAAGAGCATTCAAAATCTTAAAAGGAGAATGTGCAGATGAAAGAAACAGTGACTTATCTCATTAAACGTAAAGACATCGACGACGAACTATATATTACTAACCGCCCTAGCGAAAACTTTCCAGATATCAAATACTCAACTAATAGACGAGACGCTAAAGACTTCGACGGTATGGATAACGCAGTAATTGACATGACTAAACACAAAGCTATTAAGAAAATCGTTAAAGAAACAACTGAATATGAGGAGGTCGAGTATGACTGAACAAACATTATTCAATCAATTAAACAGTAAAGATGTAAATGATCATGTAGAAAAGAAAAACGGTTTAACTTATCTTGCGTGGTCTTATGCACATCAAGAACTAAAGAAAATAGATAGTAATTACACAGTTAAAACACATGAATTCCCACACCCAGATATACCTTTAGAAAACTACTTTGTACCATATCTAGCAACACCAGAGGGCTATTTTGTACAAGTGTCAGTGACTGTTAAAGGTCAGACTGAAACAGAGTGGTTACCAGTATTGGACTTCAAAAATAAGTCGCTACCTAAAGGCAACGCAACAACATTTGATATAAACAAAGCTCAAAAGCGTTGTTTCGTGAAAGCTGCAGCACTTCATGGATTAGGTCTTTATATCTATAACGGTGAAGAAGTACCAAGTGCAAGCGACAATGCAATTACTGAGTTAGAGGATAAAATTAATCAATTTGTAACTTTATCACAAGAAAAAGGTAGAGACGCAACATTAGATAAAACAATGCGTTGGCTAGGTATTAGCAACATAAATAAAGTAAGTCAAAAAGAAATCGCATTAGCACATCAAAAACTAGAGGCAGGGCTAAAACAATTAGATAAAGAGGAGAATTCAAATGACTAACATTGTAGTAATCTCAGGACGTATAACTAAAGATTTAGAACTTAAACAAGCAGGGCAAACACAAGTTACTAATTTTTCAATGGCAGTAGATAATCCGTTTAAGAAAGATGACACTTCATTCTTCGATGTAGTAGCGTTTGGCAAAACTGCTGAACTACTCAATAACTATTGTGGTAAAGGTAGCAAAATTGGAGTTGAAGGGACACTCAAACAAGATCGTTTCACTGACAAAGAGGGAAATAACCGTTCAGTAGTAAGAGTGAATGCAAACAGAATAGAATTCATGGATAGCAAAGGTAATAACCAATCTAATAATCAACCACAACAACAAAATGGTCAAGCTCAAAGTGGTAATAATCCTTTTGGTACTGGTGCAGATATCTCTGATGATTCGTTACCGTTTTAAGGACTGATTGGATGGCTCAAATTAAAAATTACATCACTCAAGATGACGGCACGACAACCGTTGTCATCGAGGGTGTGGAGCTAGGAAACAAAGAAACATTACTACTCGATAACGGTTTAGAAGTAGAAGTTGATGTGCAGGTTGTAGACCCTTTTAAAATTACTGACAAACAACGCAGAAAGATATTTGCACTTGTAAAGGACATAGAGGCTCACACTGGAACGCCAATGGATTACATGAGGCATTTATTCATCGAATACGTAAGGACTTGCTACGGATACGACAACCGCATTTCATTAAGCGACTGCACACGTACACAAGCAAGCCAAGTTATAGAAGTAACGCTTGATTGGATATTCCACAATGACATACCACTCAACTATAAAACAAGTGACCTACTTAAGAATGATAGAGCATTTCTTTACTGGTCAACGGTCAATCGTAACTGTGTCATATGTGGCAAACCACATGCTGAACTTGCACATTATCACGCAGTTGGTCGTGGTCGTAATAGACGCAAGATAAATCATATAGGCAATCAAGTATTAGCACTATGCCCAAGTCACCACAGAGAACAACACAACATTGGCATGGACAGTTTCAATGAGAAATACAAATTACATGACAGTTGGGTGGACGTAGATAGTCGGCTCAACCGAATGTTGAAAGGAGAAACTAAATGAATGATCAACCAAGCTACTACTCAATTATTACAGCAAACGTTAGATACGATAACAGACTGACAGATAGCGAAAAACTACTGTTTGCAGAAATAACATCTTTAAGTAATAAATACGGCTATTGCACTGCAAGTAATAATTACTTTGCTAAGTTGTATCAAGTGGTCAAAGAAACTATATCAAGAAGAATTTCGAAATTGCAAAGTTTAGGTTATTTAAAAGTTGAATTAGTTAAACAAGGTAACGAAGTTAAGCAACGAAAGATATACCCTATGACGCAATCGTCATCACCTATTGACGTAAAAATCAATACCCCTATTGATAATTCTGTCAATACCCCTATTGACGCAAAAGTCAAAGAGAATAATACAAGGTTTAATAATACAAGAATAAATAGAGACAGGGACGACATCACTAACTCATTTAAATACATTAGTAATAATTTAGAAATTATACAAAGTCCATTAAAAGCAGAGCAACTAGAATATGCAATTAATGACTTTAAAGATAATAAATTAGAGATCGTAACTGTAGCTACTGATTACTGCAAAGATAACAACAAAGGTATTAACTACTTACTAATGGTATTAAAGAATTGGAGTAAAGATGGTGTCGATACTAAAGAAAAAGCGATAGCTAAGGTTACACCTAAAAAACCTAAAGAAGATGATTATTTAGCTAGGAAGAAACAAGAAATATTAGGAGGTTAGACATTATGCCAATGACTAAAGCTGAAGCATTCGAAATCATAGAGCTAGTTAATAATGTCTACGATATGAAGTTTAATGATACCAAGTTTGACTTGTGGTTAGAACAAATCATGACTTATGGCGACTACGACAGAACCTTACACAAAACTAAGAAATACATTAGAGAAAGTCGTTATAAACCTACAATTGCACAAATCATTGATCGTAAACCACCAGAAATGGAAAGCGCAGTGATACCAGAAGAACAAACTGATAAATATAGAATGCAACACGATAAAGAATTCAGAGAGAAACGACAACAGTTAAGAGAACAATGGCAAAAGATGAAAGAAGATTGGGGGTTAGACGATGAGTATTGATGTATTAAACACTGAAGAATCAATCATATCTAACCTCATGCGTAATCCAGATTTACTAGGCAAATTCAGATTGAAAGCTGAGATGTTTACTGATGAGAAGTTGAAAGGGTTCATTGAGTATGTACTAGAACAAGGCAAAGTTGATGTAAATCAAATCTATTTTAAAAGTCGAGATGATAAAGATTTTATATCAACTGACCGACTAGGTCGTATATACAACTCAGACGGCACTGACAAGGTCTTTTTTATGGACGACCAATTGAACCTATTACAAGAATACGTCTTGTCACAGGCTCGTGAGAAGGTCTCAGAGTATCAATCAATGCCAACTAAAAACAATTTTAATTATTTGGTCGAGGAATTAGAAAAATTAAAAGGAATGACGATAAAAAAGGCAGACACAACAGACAGTTTTTTAGCTGAAGTTGTAGAAAACATTTTATCTGATGAACCGAAACAATTTATTAAAACTGGTATCTCGTCTATAGACAACAAAATTATTGGGTTTGAACCAGGGCAACTTAATGTATTGGGTGCTAGACCATCGTTAGGTAAAACAGCACTCGCTTTAACGATGATGTGGAATATTGCGAGACGAGGTTATCCAACAACATTTTTTAGTTTAGAGACAGGTGGCAACAACATTGTCGAGAGATTAGTAGCGTCTATTACAAATATACCACTTACCAAAATAAAACAAGGTAACGGACTTGATGACAATGAAGTGTCAAATGTTATGAAAGCTATTGACCAAATTAAGAAATGTAAGTCATTAAAGATTGAAGATCAAGCACAAATGACACCGCAAGACGTTAGGGAAGTAGCGTCGCAAAAGTCAGATAAACCTCATGTCATCTTTATTGATTACCTAACACTTATGCAATCAGACGTACCTCAAAGAGATAGAAGGTTAGAAGTCGAAAAGATATCTCGTGATTTAAAAATCATCGCTAAAGAAACGGGTTGTATCATTATCGCACTATCGCAGTTAAGTAGAGGTGTTGAATCACGTAATGATAAACGTCCTATGATGTCTGATTTAAGAGAAGCAGGTGGGATTGAACAAGATGCAAACATGATTTTCTTTCTTTACCGCGATGATTACTACGATAAGGACCAAGTAGATTTAGATACTGGTAAATCTGATATTGAATTTATCATTTCGAAAAATAAAGACGGAGAAACTGGTGTTGCAAATTTAGAGTTCTATAAGAAAACACAGAGGTTTATTGGATGAAAGTACATGAATATCAAAAATTGTTAGGCATTATGTATCGAGAAGATTACCAAGATGATCCACTTATAGCTAAAACTTTAGTTGAATCAGGTTGGGCAGTTAAAAGGTTATTAGAAAACGGAACAATATCCCCGTTTGACGAATATGAAGGCGTCCAGGAGTTAATCATGAACGAGACGAAATGGAGGGATAAAGATGGGAATTATCGAAAGGTATTACCTATATAGAGAAAATGGTACAGAAGATATCAAAGTCATCAAGTACGAAGATGATGTGAATGAGGTTTATTCGCTCACAGGAGCTCATTTTAGCGACGAAAAGAAAATTATGACTGACAGTGAGCTAAAACGATTTAAGGGCGTGTATGGACTCTTATATGAGCAAGAACTAGGACTACAAGCAAACTTATTTGAATTTTTATAGAGGTGGCACATGGAAATAGAAATTAAATTTAATGAAACATATAAAGCACCTATTGGATCACCTCGCCCAAGGTTTCGTAATGCAGGTAAATTTGTTCAAACTTATATGCCAACATCATACACAAAGCACAAGACGTATATACAGGGGCAAATGCCGAAATTATTAACAGATAAGAATTTGAAAGTGTCGTTGTACTTTTATTTTGAACCACCGAAAAGTTGGTCCAAGAAACGAAAGTTAATTGCAATAGGCACATATAAACGTACTAAGCCAGATGTAGATAACTTGATTAAGACAGTATTAGACGCTGCAAATAAACATGTGTGGCAAGACGATAATCAAGTAGTGCATATAGATAGTTACAAGATGTATGCCGAAGAATCGAAAATCGTCATGGTCATAAAGGAAGTGGATTAAATGCCAGAAGAAACAGTAAACGCGGAAGTCACAATCAAGGTGATCATACAAGAAGAAACAAATAATAAAGAACAATTAATCAAAGATATAAAAGATAGTCCGTCAGATGTATTTCAGGGCTATCACAGAGTAACTGGGGTATCTATAGAAGAATTTTAGGAGTGGAGTAAATGAAAGTAATCAAATGTGCAATAAAGCGAGAAGAATTAGATAGGATTTTAAATGAAAGAAATATGACATATACACAGTTCGCAAGTGAAATATACATTGATCAAACCTATCTATCTAGATTAGTAAACGGAGAAAGATATATCTCGGATAATGTAAGACGAAATATACAAAATTATTTGAAAGTAGAGTTTGACGATTTATTCGAACAAGTCGAAATAAATAAATCTAATGGTTACAAACAAATCCCAGAATTGATTTTAACTAAGAAAGAAATAAATGAATTAGTTGAAACAGGTAGTAAAGAATTGTTAATTAGTGGCAAAAAAATAAATTTAAAGGTGGTTAATTAAGATGATTGAACGAGTTCCAGAATTCTATAAAGGCGATGGGTTGAATTCAAAGCAATTGTACGAAATCCAAAGAGCAGAGATGAGACACGAAAAAGAATTAAAACGTAAACGTAGAGAAGAAAGATTAGCTAGAGCCAAACGTTCATTGGAATTATTGAAAAAGAACAGAGTTGATAGTAGTTATTTTAGAAATCTAGAAAGAAATAATTTAATCGCAACAATCAAAACTGATTCATACGGCAGAGTGCAAAGGGGATAAGATCATGAAAATTAAAGATTTAAAAGTTAACGATTGGGTTCAGTTCATAGGAACTAACGGACAATCGCAATACGGCAAATTTACAAAGCGTTGTAGAAACCTAGGTACTAACGAAGATTTTACTGACTTGATTATGCATAACGGACTGACTTATAGATTAACTGATAACGATGACTTTGTAGTGGTTGAGTTGCCATTCAGTAAAAAGTTAGATGAATCTATTGAGGTAGATATGATTAATCAACCGCCACATTACACATACGGCGATATCGAAATTATAGATTTTATAGAACAAGTAACAGCACAGTATCCACCAGAATTAGCATTTGCTATTGGGTCGGCAATTAAGTATATTGCTAGAGCTAATCATAAAAACGGTAAAGAAGATATTGACAAAGCGAAATGGTACTTACAACGTGTGTTCGATAAGTGGAATGAAAACAATGCCCAACAAAGCTAGATACGATTTTGTCATATATCACGACGATGAAATGTTAACACATGGTACACGTGAAGAATGTGCAAGATTCCTAAAGGTACAACCCGAAAGTATTAATCGTCTTGCATTAGATAGATATATCAAACGAGCTGATGAAAAAGGTGGCTACACAATAGCGGTTAAAGTACCTATCGAAGAAGTAGAGAAAGAGGCAGCACAATGACAACTAACACATTAGAACTATCCTCAACGATCAACCAACGTTATAAATACGATACTGCAGGCAAGACACCGACACAGATACAAAGTGAGTTGCGTAAGAAAGGCGTGCAGGGTTTTGTAGTTAAAGTGGCAGGACGCAAAGTGACGATGAAAGTGATGGAGCAACATATTAAAAGCAATAGGGAGTGTATGAAATGAGTAACAGAGCATTCCTCAGTCAATACTTCGGCACTAAACGTTACTTGTATCAAGACGATAAAAGAGTAGCCCACATGCATATTGTCAATGGCGTGTATTACCTACACGGTCATCACAAGACGAAGTGGTCAGGTATCAAGTTGACGTTTAACAGTGAGCAGGAGTTTAACGAGTACATTAAGCAGTACGGATTAAGTTTGGAAGATGAAAGACAGTTAAGTTTATTTTAGGAGTGAGTGAGAATGGTAAAAATTAAACGTAAAGTAGAGATGACGTTACCCGAATTGATTCAGTGGGGTTGGGATACTGACATTAAAGAAAAAGCATTTTATAGCAATGTTGACGGTGGTTCTGTGTATTTCGATAAAGTTCAAAATGTATCAATAGAGCATGAAACTGCTAAAAACGAAACTTTCACAGTAGAAGTCGAGGAAGAAATCACGGAAGATATGGTTTTGCCATCAATATTAGTTGTAAGAACTCAATACTTTCCTAATAATGGAAAAACAGTAAATGTAGCAAAAATTAATGATGTGTCTATAAATAAAATTATCAATACCCAACCTAATAATTCTAAATATGAAGTGCATGAGATTTATTTGATGAACGAGGTTGGTATAGGAGAACTATTATGGAAAGACGGGGGGGCAATGGTGGAATGACAGTCACATTATCACAAAAAACCTACGACGCAATGCTTGATGACCTTAAGAAGTTGCGTGAGCGTAATAAGGATTTAGAACATGAAAACAAAGCATTGAGATTACAAGCGACTACTTACTTTGATAAATGGGCAGAATCTATGGGAAAAGCAAATGCGTTTGATGAGATAGCATTAACTGTATTATCTGAAGATAACGATGTGATAAAAAACATGAATAACATAGTAACCAAAATAGTTATTAATAATTTGGAGCGTGAAGAGTGATGACTAACCGTGAACAGATTGAGCAAGCCATTATTAGTGCAGGTGCATTTAATGGCAATGATACAGAGACGTTGTTGGGTGAATTTGGCAATATATGTGAGAAAGCAGATATGTGGAATGAAGTTAAAGACGATTATATCACTAGTATAAGAAGTGCTATTGATACAACACTTTATTACACATACCCTGGAGCACCTGCACAAGAGGATATGGGAGCAATAAGTAGTTTATTAGAACAATTATTAAATGATTTGGAGCGTGAAGAGTGATGGAGAGAAGAATAGTAAAACCAAATGAATATAAAGTTAAACCTAAAGGTAATTTTATTAAAAGAAATTCAGCAGAAATAATTATCTATAGTGCAATATTCGGTTTTGTAGTTAATTTATTAAACAATGTATTGCTTTTTAAATTATTAATAAAATCGGATAAACAAAATGACTAATCAATTAACAGTGGAACAATTAGAAGAGATTATCAGACAACAGTTACTTACAGCATATCATCAATATGGTTTCAACAGATATTTAGGTTGGGACATGGACACTCTTATTATCGAAATTAATACACTAGAAAAAATAGTAAACAGAATTTGTGAAGTTAAAGGTGTAACAAAAGAGCAATTTATATTAGGAGGACAATAATGATTAATCAATTAGAAATTAAACTATTAAGCGACAACGCAACACTACCAAAAAGAGCGAATCCTACAGATAGTGGGTTGGATTTATATGTATCGGAAACGGTTAACATTCCTGCACATACAACAAAGATAGTAAAAACAGATATAGCTATTAATTTACCTTACGGATATGAGGCACAAGTGCGACCACGTTCGGGCAAATCACTTAAATCAAAATTGCGTGTCGCATTAGGGACGATTGATCAAACATATCACAAAGAAATCGGAATTATCACAGATAACATTAGTGGAAAATCTATCATTGTTCAAAAAGGAGAACGACTTGCACAATTGGTTGTTGCACCGGTTGTTTACCCAACTCTTAAGGAGGTTAAAGAATTTGAATGTGAGAGTGACAGAGGCGCATATGGTAGCACAGGAGAGTGATTAGATGAGCAAGATTAAAGATATGTCAGGGAGGATTTAACTTTAGACAGAATTGACACTAACAAAAACTATAGTCCAGAAAATTGTAAGTGGTCTACTAGAACAGAGCAAAATAGAAATAAAAGAAATAACAAATTAATTAACTATAAAGGTAAGTTACTAACTCAATCAGAAGTTTGTGAAATTACTGGATTATCTAAATATAAAGTAAATAAATTGTTTCATTCAGAAAGTGAGCGAGGCGAAAGTGGTTTCGGATCAACAGGATACTAAAGATATATACGAACGTGTGAAAGAGGTGCTGGGGAAGTGAGCGTCATAACTATTCATAAGGCTAAAAAGAAACCTATAGAAATCGAATTTATTCAATTTAAAAATATGGTAAGTGCAGGCGAGATTGAAAGGTGGACTAATTTACAAGCTGTTCATGATGACAGTAGCGGTAAAGATTTAATGTATATTGATACGCTAGAAGGTGTCATGAAAGCTACAATAAACGACTATATCGTTAAAGGTAAAAAAGGAGAATTCTATCCAGTTAAACCAGATATATTTGAACAAACTTATGATATTTTACCAGATGTTATTAAAGCTGATTATATATGGGATAAGGAGTGAGTGGGAATGTATAAAAAAGAATTGTATTACATTATAGAAGTTAACGAAGGTGTTTATTTAACTAAAACTCAGTTGGGTGGCTATAATTTTACTGATGACATAGAACGTTCAAAGAAATATTCAGATGTAGAGAATGCTAAAAACATTGCGAAAAATTCTGGCGGAAAAATATTGTATTACACAATTACACATGAGGTTAAATGATGACACAATACCTAATCACAACATTCACAGATTCAACAGGCTTACCTCACAATCATGTGACTAAGGCGAGAGATAATCAAACATTTACGGTGGTTGAGGCAGAGAGTAAGGAAGAGGCGTTGAAAAAATATGAGGAGGCAGACAATGAGTAAACACATTCTAAAACTATTATTCACATTAGCAATGTATGAGCTAGGTAAGTATGTGACTAATGTAGTAATTGAACATTACAGATATAGAGAAGATGAGGTTGATACTATCAATACTTTTAATGAAATGGATCACGTAGATTTGAAACGTATTATGGCTGAGGTGAGTGATTAATGGAATGGTTTCAGTTAATAGCAATTGCCGTCTTGTCTATATTGTGGGCAATATCAACGTATAAATGGGTAAGAGCAGAGAAGAAAGTTAAAAGTTTGGAATTAGATAAAACATTTTTAAATAAAGATCGCGTTGAATTGGAAGAACATATAAAATTCTTAGAACGTGATAAAACAATGTTTCAAGATGGATTAAAAAAGCAAGGAGTTGATTGCATGGGAAAGTATATAATTGAAGTAAACGAAGGTGTTTATTTGATTGTAAATAAAAGTGATACTTACGAATATTGGAAAAAGCATGGGACGTTACTTAATTCTGAAAACTTTACCTTCACAAAAGAGTTTTTTAAAGCGACGAGACACGATAACTTATCGGTAGCTAGATATTATGCTAGTCAATGTGGTGGGCGTATATTACAACATAGACCTAATTTAGAGGTGGTTGAATAGATGTACAGTAAAGAATCTATAGTTAATATGATAGGTACACATAAAATGAAATGTAATGTACTAGCAGACGCCATGCCAGATTATGATAGCAATTCAATTGCTCAATATGGTATACAAGCCACACTACCTACACCACAAGGGGAGAATGGTAGTAAGGTGGAAGATGTGGTGATAAGGTTAGAGAAGACTAATAAACGCTATGTGCAAATGCTTAAAGAGGTAGAGTTTATTAACCAGTCACAACAAAGACTAGGACATATTGATTTTTGTTTCCTTGAGATGTTGAAGAAAGGTTATAAGCGTGACGAGATTATTAAGAAAATGCCTAATTCAAAATTGAATAGAAATAACTTCCTAGCAAGACGCGATGAGTTAGCAGAAAAGATATACTTATTGCAGTGACAAAAATGACGAAAATGACTGAAATGACAGTATTATGAGATAGTAAATTAATTTTATATAATAGATGTGTAAGAATTATCTTCCAAACATAGCGCTCCCCTTGCGCTATAGGGAGATATTCAAATCAAAGTGATTGGATAAGCACTTATCGTCTAATTTAACGACGTTATGCGTCCGATTGCTGGGCTATCTGTCTATGAGGCAGGTAGTCTCATTTGATTCTTACATACACGATGATTCTTTTGTTGAACTTGTAAGACTTGCATTTAATTATCTCCTTTCTCCTAAGATATGGGCTATCCGTGAGACAACACGGGTAGTCTTTTTTATATTTAAAATAAACAGAGTTATTAACGTAAAGGCGTGTGATAAAGTGAAAACTATTGATTAAACTGACACCTAAGCAAGAACAGTTTGTTTTAGGACTCATAGAGGGTAAGAGCCAACGCAAAGCATATATTGACGCAGGTTACTCTGTAAAAGGCAGAAGTGATGACTATATCGACAACAAAGCTTACCAAGTATACAAAAAGGGCGAGGTAAGGGCGAGGTACGAAGAGTTGCGTCAAGAAGTAGCTGAACAATCAAAATGGACACGCCAAAAGGCTTTTGACGAGTATGAGTGGCTAAAAAACATGGCTAAAAACGATATAGAAGTCGAGGGAGTTAAGAAAGCGACTGCAGACGCTTTTATAGCTAGTTTAGATGGAATGAATAGAATGACGTTAACTAACGATGAGTTAGCTAATAAGAAAATTGAAACTGAAATCAAAATGCTTGAGAAGAAAATCGAACAAATGGATCGTTCAGAAAATAACTCTCAAGAATCAGATGTTGCTAAAGCGCTTATTAAGTTAGCGGGTGCTAATAATGATTAACGAGATACTCAATCCAAAACAACAAGAAGTTTGGAATTGCTTTATTAATGACAGACCTAAAATACTTATTGCAAGTGGTGCTAAACGTGCCGGTAAGACTTATGTATTCATATTGTTGTTTTTAATGCACATAGCGTCATATAAAGATATGGGACTTAACTTCATCATTGGTGGAGCAACACAAGCGTCGATTAGACGTAACATATTAGATGATATGGAAACTATATTAGGTAGAGAGCTGAAACTCGATAAGTCTAATGCAGTTAAAATATTTGGCAATAAAGTATATGTGTTTGACGGTCAAAACGCAGACGCATGGAAAAAAGCTCGTGGTTTTACATCGGCAGGAGCATTTTTGAATGAGGGTACGGCATTACATGACATGTTCATTAAAGAGGTATTCTCACGTTGCAGCTATAAAGGTGCAAGAATACTAATTGATACTAACCCCGAAAACCCTATGCACCCAGTTAAAAAGGATTACATTGATCACAGTGGGCAATTACTATCGAACGGTAGATTAAATATCAAAGCGTTCCAATTCACTTTATTTGATAATACTTTTCTCGATAGTGAATATGTTGAAAGTATCATAGCTAGTACACCTACTGGAATGTTCACTGAACGTGACATTTATGGCAAGTGGGTTGCAGCAGAGGGTGTTGTGTATAAAGACTTCAAAGAAGATGTACATTACATAACTCAAGATGAATACAACACAAAACAGATAAAAAGAAAATATGCTGGTGTTGACTGGGGATATGAACACTATGGTTCTATCATGGTTATTGCAGAAGACTTTGATGATAACAAATACATCATCGAAGAACACGCTTACCAACACAAAGAAATAGATGATTGGGTAGCTATTGCAAAAGGTGTGATTGAACGTCATGGAAACATTACTTTTTATTGTGATACTGCAAGACCAGAACACGTTAGTAGATTCAGAAAAGAAAAGATAAATGCTAGAAATGGCGATAAGGCAGTTATACCTGGTATTGAAGTAGTGTCTAGATTATTCAAATTAAACAAACTATTCATCATTAAAGATAAAGTAAAACTATTCAAAGATGAAATATATAACTATGCATGGAAAGAAAATGCAGATGAACCTGTAAAGCTTAACGACGATACGTTAGACGCAATTAGATATGGTATCTATACGGCTAATAAACCTAGTGGCACAGGCTTTAAATAAGGAGGTAGCGAATTGTATCCTAACAGTCCAACACAGACAGAAATATTCGACGCAATAGTCAGAAGTAATAATCAACCGGAAACGTTAGAAGAAATGATAGTAAGATATATCAGAAATCATGAAAAAAAGATTCCAGAAATGAAAATCGGTCAAGAATATTACGAACAAAGACCAGATATCATCAAAGAACCTAAACCGAGAGACGCAACAGGAGAAATTGACCCACTAAAGCCGGATAGCAGAACAATAACTAACTTCCATGCAAATTTAGTAGACCAAAAAGTATCTTATCTAGTAGGTAAACCTATTGCTTTTAAACATACTAGTGAGTCTGTTGTAGATACTATTAACGATGTTTTAGGTGATAGATTTGATGATAAATTACATTCTATTTTAACAGGGGCTAGTAACAAAGGTATTGAATGGCTACACCCTTACTTAAATGAAAAAGGCGATTTTAAATTGTTTAGGGTTCCGGCAGAACAAGCAGTCCCTATATGGACTGATAAGGAACATGAGGAGTTAGAGGCTTTTATTCGTATATACACCCTTAACGATGAAACTAAAGTTGAATATTGGGACGAATATAACGTTCGTTATTATGTGTATGAAAATGGCAGTTTAATAGATGATTACTCAAACAACCTAGAAAACACTAGAGGTCACTTTAGTACAGGTGGTTGGGGTAAAATACCTTTCATTCCATTTAAGAATAACGACCTAGAAATATCTGATATATTCATGTATAAAACATTAATTGATGATTACAATAGACGCTTATCTGACTTGTCTAATATGTTCCAAGATTCAACAGAGTTAACGTATGTATTGAAGAACTACAACGACCAAAATTTAGCAGAATTTAAACGTCTTATGCGTTATTATGGAGCGATTAACGTTACTGATGACGGTGGTGTCGATACTATACAAGTAGAAGTGCCTGTAGAGAATAGCAAAGCATATTTAGATGAGTTATATCAAAAGGTAATGTTGTTTGGTCAAGCGGTGGACTTTAGCTCAGATAAGTTTGGTGCAGCACCTAGTGGTGTTGCTTTAGAATTTTTATACACCAACTTAAATCTTAAAGCGGACAAATTAGCTCGTAAGACTAAAGTTGCTATTCAAGAGTTGCTTTGGTTTATTTATGAACATTTTAAAATTAAAGGCGATTACAAAGATGTAGAGATTAGCTTTAACTACAACAAGGTTGCTAATACTGAATTACAAGTGAGTATGGTTCAAGCCTCTACTGGTATTATTTCGAAAGAAACACAATTAGAAAACCACCCATTTGTAGAAGATCTTCAAGCAGAGCTTGAACGTATTGAACAGGAACAGATTGAGTACAATCAACAGTTACCAGATATCGAAGAAGACGGTGGTGATACCAATGCACAACCTAACCAACAACAAGGACAACAAAAGCAACAAGAACAAGATGATTAAAGGTAGGGTGAGTGAATGGTTAAAAATGACAAGACGAACCCTAAAATAGTTAATCAAAATGATATCGACAACTATATAGATTATCTGATCAGTAATGCAGAAAAGGAAATTGAAACACTATTTGCTAAACGTTTAAAAGTAATCAAGCAAGAAATAGCAGATATGTTTGAGAAGTACCAGTCAGATGACCCACACGTTACGTGGACTGAATTTAATAAATACAACAGGCTCAATAAAGAACTTACACGTATAGGCGAGATGCTGACTGAGGACTATAGAGAAGTAGCTAAAGCTATTCAGAAGTCTCGGAAAGACGCTTATATCGAAAAGTTCATGATGAGCCTATTTTTGTATGAAATGGCAAGTCAAACATCTATGCAGTTTGACGTACCCACTGCGTCTGTTATTAACAAAGCTATTGAACAACCTATCGAGTTTATTAAGTTAATACCTACGTTGCAGAAACATCGTGATGAAGTATTGAAGAAGATACGTATACACATTACACAAGGCATTATGAGTGGTGAGGGCTACAGTAAGATAGCTAAAGCGCTACGCGATGATATAGGTATGACTAAAGCTCAATCATTGCGTGTAGCTCGTACTGAGGCAGGTAGAGCAATGTCACAAGCAGGGCTTGATAGTGCAATGGTAGCTAAAGATAACGGATTAGATATGAAGAAGCGTTGGTCTGCTACGAAAGACACACGAACACGAGACACACATCGTCATTTAGACGGTGTTTCAGTGGATATAGAAGATAACTTCAAATCTAGTGGCTGTGTAGGACAAGCACCTAAGTTGTTTGTAGGTGTTAATAGTGCAAAAGAGAATATTAACTGTCGTTGTAAGTTGCTTTACTACATAGATGAAGATGATTTACCAAGCACTATGAGAGTGCGCAAAGACGACGACACAACTGAAGTAATACCACACATGACTTATCGTGAGTGGGAGAAATACAAACGTAAAAGCTAACACTTAACTGTGTTGGCTATTTTTTATGCCCAAAATATGCTCAAGGCGTTAAAAGGTGCAATCTCAATGGTGGATAAGACCACCGTAATAAAAAATGTGAGGAGCAATACAAATGAAAAGAGAATTTTTACGTGGTTTAGGTGTTGAAGAGGACGCTATTCAAAAGATTATTGATGAACATCACGATGGTTTGCAATCTTACAAAGAAAAGGCTGACAAAGTTGATTCACTAAAAGAACAACTTGAAACTGCTAACGAAGAAATCAAAACACGTGACAGTCAGATTGAAGAGCTTAAAAATAAAGCCGGCGACAATGAAGAATTAAATAGCAAACTAGAAGAAATGCAACAAGAAAACGCCAACTATAAGCAAAAAGTCCAAGATGTTCAACTAAACAAAGCGATTGAGGTTGCATTAGCTAAAGAAAACGCAGTGAAACCGGAACACGCTATTAAATTAATTGATACCGACAATCTAGAAGTAGATGAAGACGGTAACGTTAAAGGTTTAGATGAATATATGAGCAACTTCAAAGAAGAGAATGGTTACTTATTCGAACAACCTAAAGCTACAGGTAATAGTCCAGTTGATGGAACTAATCCGACTGGAAATGATGGGATAACTCAAGAGCAATTCAATAAAATGACTTATTCTCAAAAAGTTGAATTGAAGAATAGTGACCCAGACAAATTTTATCAATTAACAGAATAAAGGAGTGTTTTTGAATGGCACAAACACAAAAAGCCAACTTACTTGACCCTGAAGTATTAGCTAAAGAGGTTCAAGGTAAATTAGACAATGCAATTAGATTTACACCGTATGCAGATACGGACAACACATTACAAGGACAACCAGGTAGTACAATTACACGTCCTAAATACGCTTATATTGGTCCTGCCGATGATTTACAGGAAGGCGTAGCAATGGACACTACTCAAATGAGCATGACTACTACTCAAGTTACTGTAAAAGAAACTGGTAAAGCAGTAGAAATCACAGAAACTGCAGTAATTACTAACGTTGACGGAACTTTAAATGAGGCATCACGTCAATTAGCAATGGCGATTGCTGACAAAGTGGAAATTGATTATGTAAATGAACTAGGTACTACTAAATTGAGTGCGTCAGTATCTCCAAATGCAAGTGGTATTTTAGACGCAATCGAAGTCTTTAATTCAGAAGACGAAGACAACTATGTATTACACGTTAACCCTAAAGACTATAACAAATTAGTTAAATCGTTATTCAGTGTAGGTGGTAATGTACAAGATCGTGCAATCTCTACTGGAGATGTCGCTCAAATTGTAGGTGTGTCTGATATTGTAAAAACAAAACGTATTCCAGAAGGCACTGCTTTTATCCAACGTAAAGGTGCAATGGAAATTGTTAATAAGAAACAACCTGCTGCATATACTGATTTTGATATTTTAAAACGTACACATGTGTTATCTACTAACTATCATTATGGGGTTAATTTAAAAGATGATAACGGTGTTGTTAAAGTTAGTTTTGCAAGTGATAAAGGTGCTTAATTAGGAGGTAGTGACGTATGTATAAAGTAATCGAGTATTTCACAGACTTACAAGATAATGATCGTGAATATAATGTAGGTGATACGTTTAATCACGATAATGTAAGCGAAGAAAGATTAACTGAATTATCCACAAAAAATAACCGTCAACGTAAGCCACTCATAGAGCGTGTAGAAGAGCAAACTAAGTTATCTGATATGAAAGTAGCAGAGCTTAAAGAACTCGCTAAACAACGTGATATTGAGGGCTATACGAAGATGAAGAAAGATGAGCTTGTCGAAGTGTTGGGAAGTGTTGAGTAATGGACGCAAAAGACGTCAAACTATTAAATAATCTTTCACTCGATGACACTTCACAAGATGAAACTATTAAACTGCTTATTGATAAGTATCTGAAAGTAGCAGAAGAATACTGCAACCAAACTTTCGACAAAGAACACATACCTAGTAGCGTAGAGAAGTTCATTGCTAACTGTATTCAACATGGTACAACTGGCAATGTTTCTTCGCGTTCTATGGGAACGGTTAGTTATTCTTTTGTTACTGATTTACCAGATGAAACGTATAGCTATTTAAAACCATTCAGACGTTTACGTTGGAGTGGTTATCATGTTTAACCCATACGATGAGTTCCCACATGTAATACAAATCGGTTCTCGTGAGTTAGTAGGGCAGTATCCTAATGAAAAAGAGCGCTTTAAGAGCGAAAATACAATTAAAGGTTTTATGGATACACCTACTTCATCTGAACAACTCAAATATCATCAAATGAGCCAAGATTATGACAGAAACCTATATACGTCATACAACATACCAATAACGACTAAAACACTATTTAAATATCAGGGTAAAACGTATGAAGTTGTAGGAGAACCTGTTGATCAAGGCGGACAAAATGAAATTAATCTAACGCGGTTGAGGGAGTGTCCTATTGGCTAAGGTTAAATACGGTAATTGGGATTTAGTAAAAGAGTTGGAAGAATACGAGAAAGACATGGAACGTTGGGTTAAAAAAGGTATAGCTAGAACCACGATGAAAATATATAATACTGCAATTAATCTTATGCCAGTTGATACAGGTTATCTAAGAGAATCTACCTCAATAGATTTTAAAGACGGCGGAATGACTGGTGTTATAAGTATTGGTAGTTCGTATGCTATATATGTAAATTATGGGACTGGCATTTTTGCGGAAGGTCCTGGCGGAAGTCGTGCCAAAAAAATACCTTGGTCCTACAAAGGTTCAGATGGCAAATGGTACACAACAAAAGGACAACATGCTCAACCTTTCTGGGAACCTGCTATTGACGCAGGTAGAGCTTATTTCAATAAGTATTTTTCATAAGGTGGTTAAGATATGTGGGTATCAGTTGAACGGTATCTATTCAATGAGATATATAACAAATTAAAAAGTAACCCTATCATCAATCAACAGCTTTGTGGTAGGGTTTTTGATTGCGTTCAAAAAGACGCTGTTTACCCATATATCGTTGTGGGTGAAACAAACGTCACTAATGATGAAACGACAACGAGTATGGTTGAAGATATTGGTATTACATTTCATGTATATAGCCAAGCTTATAACCGTAATGAGGCGTCGCAAATCATACAGTTTTTAGGTTATATCTTAAATTCTGAAATAGAAATAGAAAATTATTCATTTATTAAAAGTCGAATTGATACTCAAGAAGTGATTACTGATATAGACCAGTACACGAAACACGGTATCATTCGGCTTGTTTTTAAATACAGACACAATATAAGAAAAAGGAGTGTAACGAATGGCTCAGAATAAATATATCGCAGCAATTCAGATTGCAGATAAAGAGCTTGCCTCTACTTTGAAAGAAGAAGACGCGATTTTATTAGCTAGTTTAGCTGAGGGCGGTCATACAATCAGTAACGACCTTGCTGAAATGATTCAAGGCGGTAAAAAAGATTATGGTCGTAATTCTGTTGAAGAAGAAATTAAACTAACGGTTGATCGTGTTCCAGGTGACAAAGGCCAAGAGGCATTAAAAGAAGCAGTTAAAAACTTCAAACAGTTACGTATTTGGATTTGGGAAGTGAAGAAACGTGAAGGTTTCCATCACGGTACTTTTGCATATGTAATTGTAGAAGAACACGAATGGTCATTTGATGATGAAGATGACAAAATTGAAATTACTGCAAAAGTTAAATTCAATAGTGCTGATGGTAAGGTTTCGGAATTACCTCCAGAGTGGCTTAACCCTAGTGCACAAGCTCCTACTGTTGAGTGGGAAGACATGGGCGCTTATACAGATACTTACGAAAACCGTACACCAAAATCTGGCGCATAGATTACATGAGGGCATAACGCCCTCTATTTTTTTGTACAAAATATCAGAAAGAGGTTAAAAAATGACTGAAAATACAATCAATCCTATCACTACATTAAATATTAATGGAGAAGAAATCGAAGCTAAAACAGTATTTGCCTTCGACCACAAAGCTAAACAATTTGCTAGAGACGAACAAGATGAAAACGGAAAGACAACTAAAGTATCCGGCTTTAATGCTATCTATAATGGACTTTTAGAACGTGATACAAATGCTATCGCAGACTTTTGGGAATGTGCTACTGCTTATTTAGGTAAGAACGCACCTAAACGTGAAGACATTGAAATGGCTTTATCAGAAGTTATTGAAGAAAAACAAGATACTATTGAATTACTACAAGGTGCTTTAGATAAGTTAAATAATAGTGGTTTTTTCAAACAAAAATCTCGAATGTTCTGGACACAAATGAACTCAGCACCATCTATGGTGAAAGAGGACGAGAAAGAATCTACGAAGAACGGAATCGAATTCATGAAGAACAACTACAAAGAAATCATGGGCGAGCTACCTTACTAGATTATTCAGAAATAAGACAGTTAACCAGTCAATACATAGGCTACCTATCCTATGACGAACTCATGAGCTTAACGCCTAATGAGTGGAGAGACTGGATTATAGGACGTAGACAGGCGCTACTCGACCAACAAGAAAATATGTTGTTTGTAGCGCAAGCTAACGGACTAGTCCAAGCAGGTAAATCTCTCAAACGTCTACAAAAACAAATTGATCATGCACGTTATGTAGTGCGTGGTGAAGAAGAAGAGTACGAACGTATGAGAAAACGTAAGCTAGCACAAAATAAACGCAATAGAGAAATTCAAAAACGTGGTACACGTAATTTCTTGGACAAAATGCGTAACACAAGTCATAAAGGAGGGTAGCAATGAACAAAAACTTTGTTGCTCGTGTGTCTGCGATCATTAACAATTTTCAAAGGAACATTCGCAAAGCTCAACAAATGGCTAAAACGAGTATTCCAGATGAAATTGAAACAGAAGTTACTGCTAACATAAGTAGATTTCAACGAGCATTAAACAGAGCTAAAGCAATGGCTCAACGTTGGCGAGAACACAAGGTTGAAATAGACGCTAATGCAACCCCTATTCAACGAGTGATTGCCACAATAAAAGGTAAGTTAAATGCAATTAGAGATAAGAAAGTAGATATTGACGGGGACGCCTCTCCTTTAAATAGAGTAGTCACTGCAGCTAAAGCTAGATTAGCAATATGGCGTAAACACACAGTTAAGCTAGATGTTGATACTACTGGTATGACAAAGTTACAGAGTGCAATGGCTATCGCTAAGCGATCATTAGATGAATATCAAACTAAAATGGATAGCATAGCGTCTAACATTAGAACATTTGGTACTATCTTTAGCCAACAATTAAAAGGTTTAATGATTGCTAGTATTCAAGCGTTAATACCTGTTATAGCTAGCTTAGTTCCTGCAATTATGGCGGTACTTAATGCAGTTGGTGTATTAGGTGGCGGTGTAATTGGTTTGGCAGGAGCATTTGGTATAGCAGGAGCAGGCGCAATGGCATTCGGCATAATGGCTACTAGTGCAATTAAGATGTTGAATGACGGAACATTGCAAGCTACTGCAGAAACTAGACGTTATCAATCTGCATTATCTCAAGTGCAATCTACATGGCAAGGGATTATTAAGCAAAATCAAGCACAAATATTCAATACATTAGCTAATGGATTACAAACAGTTAATGTAGCTTTACAACGTATGACACCTTTCTTATCTGGTGTAGCAAAAGGAATGGAACAAGCGTCGGCAGGAATGCTTAAATGGGCACAACACAGTCAAACTGCATCGAAATTCTTCAATATGATGAATACGACAGGTGTTAAAACGTTCAATACCCTATTAAGTGCTGCAGGACGATTCGGCGACGGATTAGTTAACGTATTTACACAGTTAGCGCCATTGTTCTTGTGGACGGCTCAACAGTTAAATAAACTAGGTGCGTCATTCCAGAAATGGGCTAATAGTGCAGCAGGTCAAAACGCTATTAGATCATTCATTGAATACACTAAAACTAACCTACCTAAAATAGGTCAGATATTCGGCAATGTGTTTGCTGGTATTGGTAATTTAATGGCTGCATTCGCTCAAAATAGCGCAGGTATCTTTGATTGGTTGGTTAAATTAACAGGTCAATTCAGAGCATGGTCTGAACAAGTTGGTAAATCTGAGGGCTTTAAGAAGTTTGTTCAGTATGTACAACAAAATGGTCCGGTTATTGGTCAGTTGATAGGTAACATCGTTAGAGCGTTAATCGCATTTGGTACTGCAATGGCTCCTATCGCCTCAGTAATACTTAAATTCGTTACTGCATTAGCAGGTTTCATCGCTAAGTTATTCGAAACGCACCCTGCTATAGCTAAAATGGTCGGCGTGATGATGATTCTAGGCGGTATATTCTGGGCTTTAATGGCACCAGTTATAGCTATTAGCGCAGTTTTAAGTAATGTATTTGGTACTAGTTTAATAGCAGTGATAGGTCATATCATAAGGTTCGTATCATCTACAGGTATATTAAGAACTGTTTTAACCGTCTTACAAGTAGCGTTTAGAATGTTAATGAGTCCTATAGCGACGATAAGTCGACTATTACCATTATTAGGTGCTGCATTTGGTGCAATATCTGCTCCTGTTTGGATTGTTATTGGAGTTATTTTAGCATTAGTAGGAATAATCATGTACTTATGGAAAACTAACGAAGGTTTCCGACAAATGATTACAGAGGCTTGGAACGGAATCGTCACTGCAATTTCTGGTGCAATCAGTTCTATTATTAACTGGTTCATGCAATTGTGGGCGTCTATCCAGCAAACATTACAACCAATCATGCCAATCCTTCAAATGCTAGGGCAGGTATTCATGCAGGTTCTAGGTGTATTAGTCATGGGTATCATTCAAGCATTGATATTAAATTTCCAAGCCTTATGGACGGCGGTATCAGTCATCTTTACTGCGATTGGCGGTATTATTTCAGTTGTCGTTCAAATTATTGTTGGATTATTCACTGCATTAATCCAATTATTAACTGGAGATTTCTCTGGCGCTTGGTTAACATTGCAAACTATGATATCAAATGTAATGAATACGATTTGGAATACACTAGTATCCATTTGGTCTCAGATTTCTAATTTTATTTTCAGTGTGCTAAACCGAATACTTGGTACTAACATTACAAGTTGGTCTCAAATTTGGTCGGTTATCACTGGTTTTGTCACTCGAATTTGGAATTCTGTATCTAATTGGTTTGGTCGCGTAGTATCTACTATAGGATCTAAAATGTCACAAGCACTAAGTCATATCATTTCTAAAGGAGCTCAATGGGTATCTTCTATCATTAGTGCGATGGGAAGATTCGTTCAAAGCGTCATTAGTGGTTTCTTTAGAGTTGTCAGCAGTGTTAGAAATGGTATGCAAAATGCAGTTAGCACTATAAGAAGTTTTGCTAGTAGTTTTGTGAGTGCAGGACTTGATATGATGAGAGGTTTAGTAAACGGTATCAAACAAGGTATGGCTTGGGTAGTTAGTGCTGCTAAAAACGCAGCGTCTAGCGCACTTCATGCCGCTAAATCTGTATTAGGTATTCATTCTCCGTCTCGCGAATTCATGAGCGTTGGTATGTTTACAATGCAAGGTTTCGGAATAGGTATCGATAAACACGTTGGTACTGCAGTATCAAGTGTCAAACAAGCCTCACGAAAATTTATGGACGCATTCCAACCAGAATTAAGCAGTGATTTAGCTACTGGTTTAAATGGTGGATTAAATAGTGATGTAAATGCTCATATGAGCCGTGACGTTCGACACAGTATGCAAGAAAACAACAAACCTATTGTTAACGTAACAGTACGCAACGAATCAGATATACCTGCTATCAAGTCTTATATTGAAGATTCTAACTCGAAAGACGCAAGTTTCGACTTATATTAAAGGAGTGATTGTTGATTGATATTACATGATGTAGAAATAATTAAAGACAAAGAAAGCAACTTTATTAGTGACAATCGCTATACACACCAAGCGTTGCGAGTTATGTCTTACGATGTACAGGGTGCAGGTTATGAACGTAAGTTTGATAGCATTGATCGAGTTAATGGACGGTTTCACAACTCGACTACAGAAGAAAAGAAGAAAGTTACAATGAAACTATTCTACAGTGTAGAAAAAATGGCTTACGCCTCTCATTTAAAAGCTCGATTGCAGGCTTTGTTGAGGGGCGAATTGTATTTAAGAGAACTTGCAGTGCCTGAGGCAAAAATAAAGTTTGAAAACCCATTCGAACCTCAGAAACAAGAGTTTGAGCTTGAGTATGTAGACGGTAAACAAATCAAAGTCGGTTTAGTTAACGATATTTCATTTGATACAACTCAGACTTCGGGAGAGTTTACGCTTGAGTTTGAAACGTTAGAACTACCTTATTTCGAAAGCATTGCTTATAACACAATTCTAGAAAAAGAAGATGGTAATTTGGAAAAATGGGGAATACCCGACGACAATCCTTTTGATGTACCAGACAAAGAAAGACGTTCTACATTCTACAACTGTAAAACTGGTGTTGTTTATTATGGCGGTACTGCAGAAATCAAACAGTTTAACCAAGATAGCACTGTTGAAATAACGTTAGGAGAGAACATCAAAAAAGACGATTCGTCTGGTATCACGTTCTATTTACAATATAGCGACATAATGAAGATAGCAGGTCTAGAAATGCGAGCAGGCGATGTTATTAAATTCGATGGCTTACACACGTATAGAAACAACCTCAGAATAGATGAGTACAATATTACCAAACAACAACCTGTGTTATATCCAGGTTGGAATAGTTTTAACTGCACCAGACAATTACAAAAAGTTGTGTTTAAGCACAAACGTTATTACATGTAGGGAGGTCACTTAATTGCCAATAGCTTTAAAAACATTACAAGGTCGAGAATACCCCCTACAAGTAGAAACAAAGCTTAATGAAAAACTAAACGAAGACGGGTCTTTAGAATTCGATATAGTAGAAAACAACGCTACATTTGACGCAATAGGTGCAATTACTAAAATGTGGACAGTCACTAATATTGGTGGAAACGGAGACCCTAGAGAATATCGTATTGTTATGTTAGACAAAACAACTGTCGGTGAGAAGATGAAAATAAGCGTCAAAGCTCGTCCAGTCGAACTAGATGATTTAAACAATACTCGCATTTACGAAACATACAACGGTAGTTTCACTGGCAAAGAGTATTTTGATTTAATATTTAAAAATACGGGATATAAATACATTCTTAATAAAAAGGTCGATTCGTCTAAATTCGAAAATCTAGGTAATCATGAAACTAATCTTGAATTATTCAAAAAAGGATTAGAACGATATGATCTAGAATATGAATACGACGCTAACACAAAAACATTTAGTTTATTTGATAGTGTTGAACACAAAGCAGATTACTACATTAAAGCAGGTGTGAATGCTAATAATGTGAAGATTCAAGAAGACGCCTCAAAATGTTATACCTATATCAAAGGTTATGGTGGGTTTGACGACCAACAAACATATAACGAGGCAAGCTTACAATTTGAATACACACACCCGTTAGCAGATTTAATTGGCAAAAGACATGCGCCACCTGTAATTGATGGACGTATGACTAAACCGGATACGCTCAAAAAGGCTATGGAATTAGTTATTGAGGATAGTCTGAAAGTATCAATTACATTAGACTTTGTAGCCTTGCAAAATCACTTTAAAGAGGCAGTGCCTAGAGTTGGTGATGTTGTGAGTGTAACTGATGATTTGATTGGTTTAAATGAGTATGTACGAATTATTGAAATTACTACTCAACGTGATATAAACAACAAAATCATTAAGTTAGATGTTGTGTTAGGCGAATTCAGATTACAAGACAGATACATGAAAGCAGTCAATAACGCTGCTAACTATGTAAACGCCTTGAAAGTGAACAAGTCTAACCCTGCTAAAGATGCTCAACAAATGCAAGCTCAAGCCAACGCTAACACTAAGACTGCCCAACAATTACTAGGCAGAACAGAAGAATTAGACAAGAAACTGAAAGACGCACACGCTAAAAGTGTAACAACTGCTAACGGTACGATCATTCACGATTTCACACCCAAGTCTAAAATTAGAAAAATGCGCAGTATTGGTACTATAGGCGATTCTGTTGCTAAAGGTACTGGAGCTAAAACGAATTTTACTCAATATCTAGCTAAAAAGATTAAAGCAAAACAAACCAATCTTGCAGTAAGTGGTGCTACGATGTCAACTAACAAAGACAATAGCATTTACGAGCAAGCAACTAAAATTAAAGGCGATTTGATTATCGTACAGGGTACTGATGATGATTGGACGAATAATATTAAGATAGGCACTGATAAAACGGACTTAAAAACGTTTTACGGTGCCTTTTATAGTGCCATTCAAGTTATTAGGAAGAATAATCCTAAATCAAAAATACTCGTCATGACGGCTACGAAACAATGCTACATGGACGGTAACAAGGTTAAACGTAGAGATACTGATAGAAACGATTTAAGTCTTACACTTGAGGATTATGTTAATGCTCAAATCGACGCTTGCAACGATTTAGATGTTCCAGTATTTGACGCTTATCATTCTACACAGTTTAAACCGAATATTCCGTCATATCGTAAATCAAGTATGCCAGACGGACTACACCCAAATGAAAAAGGTCATGAAGTAATCATGTATGAGTTGGTTAAAGACTTCTACGGGTTTTATGGCTAAAGGAGGTTACTAATGTTTATATTAGATGATTTAAAATTAAAACTTCACTCATATTTCAGTCAGAAGTTTATCAGTCAATTACAAAAAAACTTTGAAGAAATTTATTTAGCTTACTATAATTTCGACAAAGATTTCAAAAATCATTTAACTACTGATTCTAGTGCACATACATCTAGTCAAATAGATCATACGACTAGAAAAGGTAATAAAATTAAATTAATGAATCATGAAAACTATCAAGATGAACTTATCGAACATCTTGTGTTAGGACACAACGGTGACGGTATCCAAGAGTTAAGAGCAAGCCATGTTTCAATGGACGCACAAGGCTTTGATTCGTTACATGAGCGTCTTTATCACGATTTCTTGAACGAAAGTAATGCACGTGAAGAATTAAGAGCAAATCTAACTAAAAAGATTCAACGTGTGGTTAATGTAGATGACTTCGGTGGAGACCCTACAGGGCAACGTGATAGCACAAAAGCATTCCAGGACGCGCTAGGTAACGGAAACATTCAAGTTACTATGAGTGCAGGAACTTACTTAACTACTGGTATTAAAATGCCTAATAATTCAAGATTAGTCGGACAAGGTAAAGATATCACTACTATTAAGTTTATGGATATTACGCCAGCCGAGAATCTAGGTATTACTAACTTGAAAATGAGCGGTAATGCAGAAAACATTTCCCTGGAAAGTTTTTCTTTCAATGGTAATAAATTCAGACAAGACAAATCACTTAAAGCCTCAGGTGGTAGTCGTTCATCTAATATCAGATTTGCAGGTGTTACAAATGGTTATATCTATAACGTTAAATCGTATGACGCATTACTCCACTGTATAGACGTAACATACGCTAACGATGATTATTACTATCAAGGCGACGGCAATCGAGTTCCCACAACGCTAGAAAGTCGTCATATTCACATTGATAATTGTGAGGCATATGGACATGGCGACGACGGTATTACTACGCACCATTCGAGATACTTAACAATCACCAATAGTTATGCACATTCTCCTACAGGTGGTAGTAATAACAACGGTATTGAAATTGATGATGGATCACAATACGTTTTCTTATCTGACAACAGAACACAAGGTAACTTTGGTGGTTTAGAGATTAAAGCGCATAAAACTGCTAGTGCTGCAAGTAAGGTAATGGTTAACAACCATTTGTCCATCGAAGATACTAGAGCATATAATATCCGTCATATTGGTCATCATGACGCTAAAAAAGATTCACGCAGTCTAACAGCTTATGATGTTGCTTTAAATAACTGTATGGCACTTAATCCTAAATTCAATGGCGTTTATCCAGGATCAACTCCTAGAGCATTATGCATAAGTGCATATCGTAATGTATCAGTGAATAACTTCACTGCAGTTGGTAGTAATGATTTTGGTGTATTAGAGGGTGGTAAGCTAGATACAAAACAACCTGCAATTGCTGTTCAATTCATGGCTGAGAATGTGTCATTAAATAATATTAATCTTAGTAACTTTAAAAATGCAGATGTAGATATTAGATTGTTCGGAGGACAAAATAGAGGCTCAAGATTCGTTCTTAACAATATCAACATCTACAATTCTTCTAATAACATCGGTATTGGTGTTGGAGGTAGTGTCAATAATACTAAAATAACTAACTGTAACTTATATGGTAATGGTTCAGGTACTGGTATTCGGTTAACAAATAACCATGCAATCGTAAGTGGTGTTACTGCAGAAAATTACTCAACGCCTGCTTGGATTGCTGGAGAAAAATATGACACTGCCCCGACTGTATTTAAAGGTGGTGCAAGCATTGCCTCAACTGGTAGCGCAGGTGTAGCTGGAACAAGTGCAGTAATTGCCTCAACTGGTGGTAGTAAAGCGTATAACTCAAGAAGTTTTGTTCTCGCCTCTGGTGGTAATTCAAAAGCTTATGGTTCAAGAAGTGGTATTATCAACGCACTTAATTCCGAAACTGACAAATCAAGCCATACACAGTTAATCGTAAATAGTAACCGAGTTAAATCTCCAGGTAACTATCATATTGTCGGTGGTTATGGATCTAAAGGTAGTGCCTCTACATCGAATATCAAATTCGATTTAAGCACATACTCAGGCAATTTAACATTAGCGGGTCAACTGAAACAGGATAGCGCCGATATTGCCGAGCTATTCGAGTCTCAAAATGGATTAGCTATTGATTTAGGTACTATTGTTACATTAGACGGCGATAAAATTAGAAAAGCGCAACCTAGCGATGTACCTATTGGCGTTATTTCTGGTACTGCTGCATTAGTTGCCAACGAAAAAACATTCCATCACAAAGACAGATTCTTGAAAAATGAATATGGTGTAACTGTTACGAATCGTAAACAAGTTGAGTTTACTGATGACGAGGGCAACATCAGTTATGAATGGCGTGATGTGCCTGTAGAAAACCCAGATTATGACCCTAAACAAGATTATGTATCACGTTCAGAACGTCCCGAATGGAATACAGTCGGGTTATTAGGGCAAATCTACACTAACGTTGAAAAAGACGTTATAGCAGGTGACTGGATTAATGGTCGTGCAGGTATTGGCTATAAAGACAATGTGAATGGTAAAGGTAGAGTGATGAAAATTACATCAGAATATACTGAACAACGTGGTTGTGCTATAGCATTAGTATTGTGGGGTGCTAAATAATGAGCGAATTAGAAAAAATAGGAAAAATAGATTTATCAGAAGAGGCTTATTTGAAACCAGTGTCTAATAAAGGCATTGGTTTTTATAATCTCGATAAAAACACTGCGAAATTTCAATTCAGAGTTTCTAAAGATGATAAACCTTTATTGATCAGTGATAAAAACGTAAAAGGTTACGCTTTTTTTAAAGCACAAAACGGGACAGATAAACAACGACCTAGTACATCTGGTGTTTTAGATATTGAATTTATCGACCCAATGCGTGGTTTGATTGGTATCACAGTGCCTCAATGGTTTTTAAAAAACGTTGCTAACACGACAGTTTTAGGCGAAGTTTATTTATCACTTAATGACTTTAACACAACTGGCAAAGACGATACTGTTGTGCTAGGTACATTCTCATTTAGTGTTCGTGATAGTTTGGTTAACCAAATCGAAAGTGATATCAAAGTATCTTACATTCGTATGTTTGATGATTTACGTACTGAATTAGAATTAAAAGTACAACAACTTAAACAGGATATAGGAGATACTCAGAGCTTAATAGAAAGCATTAAGCAAATTGCCAATGATTCTCTAGCTAAAATTAATAAAGCTCAAGCAGACGCTATTAGTGAGATTACAGACGCTTTATTATCATCTACAAATAGCATTGATTTAGAACGTGACGAGGCGTTAAGGCAAATTGACGCTAAACGTGAAGCAGTAAAAACTGATTATGACTTAACCAATGATACTTTTAAACAACTAGTATCGAATAGTACACAAGCTTTTAACGATAATGCTACAAATGCCAATAAAACAATCGACGATAAAGTGAATGCATTTAATCAGACTTTAAGTGCAGGTGGTTTTACTACACAAGCAGACGTCGATAGTAAGCTATCTACTTTAACATGGCAAAAGTTTAAGTTAACTAATGATGACGGTTCACGTATCCGTTTAAATGGCAACAGCGAAGATGTAACTAAATTAGATGTAGGTTTCTATCAAATCTATAATTATACCGGAATGCCAACTGGCGAAGGCGACGCAAATTCATATTGGAATGTTGATATTACTACTGGTTCGGATAATGTCAAGCAAATACTAGCGACTTTAAGTTACAAGAATAAACGTTTCATCAAGACTATACACAAAGGTCAAGATTTGGGTTGGAGAGCTTTAACTAATGAAGTCATTGACACAGGTTGGATTGACTTACAGCTTATCAATGGAGCCTCACCTAACAATTCACTTATCTCAAGTGGTGGTTTTACTAGCGCTTATCGTTCTATTACGTCCAATGGAATTACACGTAAGATGATTAGATTAAACGCTACAACACTGACACACGGTCAAACGTTGGCATTGTTACCTAAAGGTTTTGTTAACAACTTATTATTCTTTGGCATTAGTACACCTAGAAATAAAAATAGTGGTCGTATTTCGCTCAACACATCGGGAACAGTGAATTTTGACGCCACTGTAGACCCTAGTGCATGGACGAATACAGACTATATTTACGGTCAATACGAATGGACGGAGTGATGAAATGAAAGTAGTTTATTTATGGGAAGACGGACAACAAGTTTTAGTTTTCAAAAATAATGATGGTGAGTATAACTACCCTAACGAGAAGTGGACAGAACAAGCGCCACCCGAAGGTATTTATGCTCCTTTTTATTTCGACGGTCAAAAGTGGATTGGACAATCTCAAGAGGATTTTAAAAAGACACTCGAACCAGTTGAAGAAGATTTTGATGACAAAGATATGGCGATTGCTCAACTCACAGGTACAGTTGCAGAATTAACTGATCAAGTAGAGTTGTTACAAAGCGGTTTAGCACAGTTAACTGAAGAACACGCAAATATGAAATTGGAGGCTGAATAATATGGATAAAGTAGTAATCAATTTGTACAAAAAAGGTTTATACACTAATGAAACATTTAGAAAGTTTGTTAAAGTTAGATGGATTACACCAGAACAGTTTAAAGAAACAACTGGTAAAGACTACGAACCACAGGCTTAATACTTGTGGTTTTATTTTGAATAAGGTGGGTGTTATATGGATAAAGAACCTCGACAAAACGAAATGGAATATATCAACGTCGTTTCCTTGATGACGATGGGTATATTAGCAGTGGTGCGTGGTATGTTTTGGATAATTTCATCAGAAGAAACATCACATGATAGTCCACTATATGAAAGTATGCATGAATTACTTAATCTATCTTTTTGGGGCATTCCATTTTTCGTTGGTGGCGTTTGTATGGTTATTGCAAGTATTGCGTTACCGTATCGACGTGTTAACAATTTATACAGTGTATTCTTGATTATAGGCGGCGTTATGTGTTCTGTGTTTTTCTTTATCATTGCATTAGCAGGTATGGACCAAGCACTTAATTGGTTAACGCCTGTTACATTTTTAATCATGTCAATGGGTAGTGGTGGCTATGCATATGTAGGAGTGTTGTTCTATCGAAAGTAAAGAATTAAATTTACCAAAAGAATACTATGATGATAGAGATAATATTCATAAACGCATTCGTGAAGTAGATGAAAAACACACGACACAATACAACACATTGCATGTTTTGTTAACAGAAACAAACACAACCATGAAGTCAGTTGCGGAAACTAATAGAGATATAAAAGATGAGTTAGTTATAACTAACAGTCATTTATCTAATCAAGATAAACGAATAAGTAAAGTAGAAAGTGATGTTGAATATTTAGAAGAAGATAATCTAGGATTCAAAAAACACCTAGAGAAAGAACAAGAATTAGCACAACTTAAAGGTAAAGAAAACCGAGATTTTATATTGAAATTACTCACAATCACTATTGGTGGTGGCGGTGCTGCTTGGTTACTCAAACCTTTATTTGAATTAGCTAAAGCAATATTTAATTAAGTCGATACTTCGGTATCGGCTTTTTATTTTGAAATGAGGTGGACAAATGGGATTACCTAGCCCTAAAAAAAGAAAACCTACTGCTAGTGAAGTTGCAGCGTGGGCGAAGTCGGTTATCGGTAAAAGAATCAATATCGATGGAAGGTATGGAGCACAATGTTGGGACTTACCTAACTACATATTTGGTAGGTATTGGGGTTTTTGGACGAGTGGTAACGCTATTGCTATGGCTTGGTATCACTATCCTAAAGGTTTTAAATTTTATAGAAATACCGCTAGTTTTATACCAAAACCGGGTGACATGGCTGTATGGGGTACTGGCTCATTTAACAATGGTGTAGGTCATACAGCGGTTGTAATTGGACCGTCAACTAAAAGTTACTTTACAAGCGTTGAATGTAATTGGATATAGTTGTATAATAGACTCAAAGAGGTGTGTTATATGGCTAAAAAAATAGATAAAGAAAGCTTGATCGGGAAGACAAAAGGGATATATACATTGATTGAAAATGTCAGTGTTACTCATTCGCTTTTTAAGTGTCAAAAATGCGGTAAAACATATAAAATGAATTTTTATTCTTGGTATCACAGAGGTAGGCAAATTTGTAAATGTATGTATAAAGATACTCATCACAAATTATATGGTAGATACGATAAAATGCTTTATCGCTGCTATAATTCTAATTCAGATAATTATCAATATTATGGTGGTAGGGGTATAAAGGTTTGTGAACGTTGGAAAAATAACTTCAAAAATTTTCTAGAAGATATGCAACCTACTTATTTTGAAGGTGCTGAATTAGATAGAATTGATAACGATTCAGACTACTCTCCTAGTAATTGCAGATGGGTAACACATTCACATAATATGCATAATAGAAAGAATTTCAAGAACAAAACTAATTTTCCTGGCATTAAAAAGAACAAAAATGGCTATGTTGGTAGAATTCAAATTAACAAAATTAGTTATGCTACTAAACAATATCCGACACCCGAAGAAGCTTTCGAGAAATTACAATTACTAAAACAGCGCCTATATTCAGAAATGAATATAAGCAAACCTCTCTAATTCATGGGATCCCCTAACGTAAAGACGAGGGCAATCATGAGCGAAGTCCGAAAGGAAACGTGCAACGACTATCGAAAGCGCACTAGACACTCAAAAGAGTGTCTTTTTTAGTGCAAGCAAGTAGAGTACATTCAAGTGAATGGAAACGAGAGGCAACCTAACAGGTTGATGATATAGTCTAGTCTATATGGAAACATATAGCAGTTCATAAGAGAACGGACATTGATTAACGACCATTGTTGAATATAAACGAGATCAAAATTGGATTGGTGCTAACGGTTGGACAGGCTCACCAGGTGCAAGAATCAAACATAGTTATAACGGAGTAAGCGGCTTTGTACGTCCTCCTTATCACGAAGAATATAAAAAACCATCTACCAAACCTAAACCAAGTAAAAACGACCCAGAAAAAGACCCAACGCCTAAAAATACAAAAGAAGATACAAAACCAATTACTAAACAGGTAACAAAAGTATCTTACACATCATTTTCATCTAGTTTAGATAAAGACCTCGAATATATTTATCATTTTGCCGTGTTTGGCGGCGATCCAATAGGCGATATCAAAGGTATATACATTAAAGAATCTCCATATTTACGTTCTGTAGAAGAATTATATATGCAACGTAATAAGTATATTAACGATGATGAATATCCACATGTATACATTGACCGTGAGCGCGTATGGACACCTAGACATCAGTCTGAAATGGCACCAGAACACCCAGGTTGGCTCGTGTTAGAAGTGTGTGGTGCTCAAACGGAAAGTAAGCGTCAATTCATGCTCAATCAAATTAGAGCTATGATATACGGTGTTTGGTTGCTAGGTTTATCTAAAACAAAGTTATCCGAATCAACGATAAAAGCAGACCCTAACATTTGGCGTTCTATGAAAGACTTAATTAACTATGATTTAATCAAAAATGGCATACCCGATCAGAGTAAGTATAAAGAAGTCGAAAAGAAAATTATCGGCATGTACTTGAACAAAGATAAGCTACAAAAAGAGGTTATTCATACAGTAACTACCAAAACAACGATTAAAGTTAAACCTAAAACATCTGTTGATAATCCTGCACAAAATACTAAAACAACGTCTAAAAGTGGCAAATCAGTCAAGAAAAAACCAACCACTCCTCAAGTTGTTGTCGAAAAAAGCCGTTACAGTTTCCAAAGTGCATTAAATGCTCAAATGGCAAGAGGTTATCCGCAAAAGAGTAATGGTTATAGTTGGTATTTCCCAAGTCGTTCTGCAGTTAGCAGTGCTATGAATCCTAACACGATATGGAATAGCTCAACTCAAAAATATCAAATGCTTAATTTAGGTAAATATCAAGGTATTCCAGTGAGTAAACTTAATCAGATTCTTAAAGGACGTGGCAGTCTTTCTGGACAAGGTAAAGCAGTTGCTGCAGCATGTAAGAAATACAACATCAATGAAATATACCTTATCTCACATGCGTTCCTAGAGAGTGGCAACGGTACTAGTAACTTTGCCAGTGGACGTTATGGCATATATAACTATTTTGGTATTGGTGCTTATGATAACAACCCTAATAACGCGATTCCATTTGCTAGAAATAGAGGTTGGACAACGCCAGCTAAAGGTATTATGGGAGGCGCTAAATTCGTAAGACAAGACTTCATCAACAAAGGTCAGAACACGTTATATCGAATGCGTTGGAATCCTCGACACCCTGCTACACATCAATACGCAACGGATATCAACTGGTGTAGACATCAAGCGGAAAATATCGCTTATTACTACAAAAAAATCGGTCTCAAAGGTATGTACTACGTTCGAGATAAATACAAATAAGAAATAAGAGGTGCATATATGATTAATAAACATAAAGATATTGAAACGAATATATCTTCTTCAAACATAGACATCGGCGACATTGGTTGCCGATTTTATACTGAAGATGAAAACACTGCGTTTATCCGTATCAACATTAAATACGACGGTCAACCAGTAGATTTAACTGATAACGAAGAGATGAAACCAAAACTTGATTTATTCATGCAAGACGGCTCAATTTTCATCGATGAACCATTAGAGATACTCATTCCACAAAGTGGCTCAATGCAATATAACATACCGAATAAAGTCATTAAACATGCAGGTAAAGTGAATTGTAAATTATTTCTAGACAACGGTACTAAATCAGTACATGTTTCTAACTTCTCATTCACTATTGTTGATAGTGGTGTTGAAGATGTAGTTGCTAAAGAAATAAGTGTTAATTTAGTTAAAGATACTGTCAGAAAAATTTTATCTGAAGACTTAACTGAAGTATTAGATAATGGTTTCAAAGAACAACTAACTAAAGATTTACAAACTTACTTATCTGACAATGATTCAAAATTTAAGGGAGATAAAGGGGATAAAGGAGATACTGGCGAACGTGGTCTAAAGGGAGATACTGGCGACATGGGACCACAGGGCTTGCAAGGTATTCCAGGAAAAAATGGTCGTGATGGACTAAATGGTTTAGATGGTAAAAATGGTAAAGATGGAATTGATGGTGTAGATGGAGTTAAAGGGGATAAAGGAGATAAAGGCGACCCGTTCACTTATGAGGACTTCACTCAAGATCAGTTATCAGCTTTAAAAGGAGAAAAAGGCGATAGAGGTCTTACACTCAAATATAGCGATTTAACAGAAGATGAGAAAAACAGTTTGAAATCAGCTATAGCAACTCAAACACAAAGCGACTTTAAAATAGGAAACAACGCAATAGATGTTGATAAACTAAACTTTGTAGTAACAGGTAAAAACGTATTCAATAAAAACAATGTTGTCAGTGGTCGAGTTGGCAGTGATGGAAACATAGTATCAGCAACTGATGTTTCAACTTCTAAATATACTAAAATATTACCTAACACAACTTATATCACTAACCAATCAATTTGGATAAACGAATACGATAATGATTTGAAGTTTATTTCTTATAACTTTATTGCTAAAGGTAAAACATTCACAACCAACGCTAATACATCATTTATAAGAATTTCTTGCGGAACAACTAATTTAGATGTTCTTCAAGTAGAACAAGGTACTACCTCTACAGGGTATGTGCCTTTTTATTATGCCTTGAATAATGTTGAAAACAATGAAGTTGCTAATGCGCGAACTAGTGTGATTAAAAACAAATCATTTTCTAAAATTGGAGAACGTTTTGAAAGTATCGAAACCGACTTAAATCAAGTTAAAGTAAAATCTGGAACTAATATTGGAACAGATACGCAAGCAGAACAGGCTTTTGTTGATGAAATGAATAAAAAAGTCACACAGTTAGGCGGTACAACTAAATTTTATAATTCATCTGGTCTAACAGTTGCAGGGCAAGCGGGCAACGCTTACGACTTTAACATTTACGCTATACATGCAAGTGTAAAACCGGAACTAGCGAGTGTTTGGGGGCAAAAATCTTATTCGCTCAACATTAAAGGTAGTAATGCCAGAACAGTTTCTGTTGATACAACAGTAACAAGCCCAACGCTTGAAAACTACTACACCATTTTAGGTGGTAAAACTGGTACTGCAGGCATTATTCATAACTTAACTGCAATTGTTACTGATGGAAATAGCATTTATGTTGGTACAATTATGCGTGGCACAGATGACCGTTTTAACGATTTAAAACAAGCCATTGAACAAGCAATTAATAAAGATAAAGGATTATCATTTGATGTAAGTTTAGTTGGTAATAGCGACACTGCATTCTCAGTAGTTAAATATCCGACAATCAATCCTTTATTAACAACAAACTACAAACCACAAATTTTATTATCTAAAAACGAAACAGTTAAAAATAATCCGGCAAGTATGACGAAAATTGTTACTTCTATCGTTATGTTAGAAAATGCTACCAATTTAAACCAAACTATCACATTCCAAGATAGCGATTTAGTTGGTGGTTCTGGAGTGGAAATAAAAGCAGGAGATATCATAACTTTAAGAGACGCTTTATACACAATGATGTTATCTTCATCAAATAACACGGCTAAAGCAGTCGCAAGAGTAGTAGGTCACAACATAATAAATACACGAGGATACGTATAAGCTAACCTTTAAGGTTGGCTTTTTATTTTACTCAAAAAAGGAGAAAATCAAATGGACACAGGAACAATTGTAAGAACGATTTTATTAATACTAGCATGGGTTAATCAAGTATTAGCTTTAAATCATATTTCTCCAATACCAGTCGATGAAGTGACAATCAGCACATTAATTACTGGTGTTGTATCTCTTTGGACGTGGTGGAAAAATAACAACTTTACTCATCATGCACAAAAAGGTCAAAAAGTAATCAAACAATCTAAAGCAGGCACTTATTCAACAGGTGGCGCCCCTCAAATGAATGGAGATGAATTCTAATGACATCAATTAGAACATATAAACAAGCGATTAGTTACTTAAAATCTATGGAGGGACATGCGTATAATCCCGATAACGCATATGGTGTTCAATGTTTTGATTTAGCTAACCAATATTGGCTTTATTTATTTAATCATGGCTTAAAAGGTGTAGGTGCTGCAGACATACCAACATGGAACAACTTTACTAACGAGGCAACTGTATATGAAAATACACAATCGTTCCAAGCGTTACCAGGCGATGTTGTGATATTCAATCGTAATTATGGTGAGGGTTATGGTCATGTAGGAATCGTATTAAGCGCTAGTTTAAATTCAATTAAGATACTTGAGCAGAATTGGTTGGGTGGTGCTTATTGGACGCCTCCAGAAGTGGCTACACGACGCACACACGGTTATGATTTCCCTATGTGGTTTATCCGTCCGTTCTACGCTAAATCAACTAAACTTAACGCAGTTAAAAGTAAGGGTAAACCAGTTAAGAAAGCTAAAGCTAATAAAGTCAAAAAGATTATGCTTGTTGCAGGTCATGGTAAAGGTGCTTATTCAAATGATCCAGGTGCAGTTGCGAATGGATACAATGAACGTGACTTTAATCGTAAAAATATCATTCCTAGAGTTAAAAAGTACCTTGAAAGTGTGGGACATACCGTTGTCTTATATGGTGGTAAAACGATGAATCAAGATTTATATCAAGATACACGCTATGGACAACAAGTAGGAAACTACTCAGATTATGGATTGTATTGGGTTAAAAAGAATGTAAAACCTGATATCATTGTAGAGTTTCATTTAGATGCAGCAAGCCCACAAGCAAGTGGCGGGCATGTAATTATTAGTGATAAATACCCAGCCGATGATATAGACAAAGCCTTATCTAGTGTATTAGGTAAAACGGTTGGTAAAATCAGAGGCGTTACACCTAGAAACGATTTGTTAAACGCTAATGTAACAGGCCAATTAAATTTAAACTATAGATTAATAGAACTAGGTTTTATTACAAGTAAACAAGATATGAATTACATTACAAATCATTTAGATAGTTTTACTAAACGTATTGCAGAGGCAATTAATGGTAGACAAATCGGCGCTAAAGCTAGTAAACCTAAAGAGAAACAGACTGTATGGAATTGGAAAGGTAAGTTTACTGCAGATAGAACAATCAAAGTAAGAAAATCACCAGGATTAAATGGCACGGAAGTTGAACCTAGCTCATGGTTAAAAAAAGGTAATTACGTTCCATTTGACCAAGTCATCAAAAAGGATGGCCATTGGTGGGTTCGTTTCAAATATGTGCAACCCGGTTCAAGCGACAAAGATTTCTATTGTGCAGTTTGTAAAATCACTGATAAAGAACAGAAGATAAAAAATGAGAAATATTGGGGTTCCATAGACTGGAAATAA